GATACTGCATCGTAATAATCAACATAATTTTCCAGTGACGACCGTTCATGAAAAGCAATCGCATCATCTTATCACGCGTCCACGATTGGTCATATAAACAATCATCTAAAATCACAAATGCACGCGGGTCTATTTTCGTTCTCTTATAAGTAGCTATTTCCTTATTCATTTGTTTTAATGCTGTTTTTTGACGTCGCAATATATTTTCAATCAATACTGAATTGTATTCTTCATGAATAAATAATTTGGGCACATGTTCTGAGTAAAAACCATTACCTGCTTCTGTTCCTGAAATAACGGTACCTATAGGGATGTCTTGATGATAATACAATAAATCACGCACCAAAAACGATTTACCTGTATCACGACGACCAATCATGACAATTACTGGACCCTTATTTTCATTGGGCTTAAATGTAATTTCTTTCATATTAAACTTTTTCAATTCTAAAGACATTTCAGTAATATCTTATTTGGATACATTATTTTTAACATATAAACGCTGTATTTTGCTTGAAAAGTGAGTTTGTTTAATACAATTTAAATATATTTAGGAATATAATTAATATTTCATCATGAATGAACAATTAGATACTTCATTTGTGGCACAATTAGAAACAAATAAGGTATTACCCGTTATTAAAATCGAAAACGAAATAAAAGATATTATACAATGTGATTCTTCTGTAAACCAAGTTCATCAATTGCAGTTTTATAACCCATTATACGATGTATTAAACGACGTATCATGTAATCTTCAAGATAAGTCACTTAACCATAAATACCATATGTTTTCTGAAAACAAGGTGTTTATGCTATCAAACGGTGTAGATAATACTTTTGAAAAACCTGTTTTTATCAAATATTCTCCTTTATTGGATCCGTTACATTACATGATTGGAAAGTACGACAAACAAAATGATATTTTAAGAAATATGCCAAATAGTAATCACACATTGAATGAGAACGATAAACCACTTCATAAGAAGATAAAAGACCCGAACAACTCATCCTATGTAGACGGTTTCTTTTGCTATTTAACTAACATGATGAAACACCATCACGGGTTTCAACATGGACTGGATTTTTATGGCTCTTATTTGGGAATACAAGATTATTTTAAAGTGGATATTGAAGATGACGTAGACTATTTGACTGATTACGAATTTTTCCATAACAACCTTGGAAAATTATTTTACATAAGTCATGACCATATTAATAAAGTAATATCTGACGGAACGCGTAACCATAGAAGCAAACTGAAAATGGGGTCTTCCGTTCAAAATACTGAAATGGAATTTGATACATTAGACCCAATGGATATTGTTATTGACATAGAACAACCCAAAGTAGATGGTTTGGAAGAAGTATATAGAAAAAATAGCATTGTTACAGATGATGGGGAGGATGGGGAGGATGGGGAGGATGGGGAGGATGGGGAGGATGGGGAGGATGGGGAGGATGGGGAGGATGGGGAGGATGATAGTTCTTGTTCTACTGAATCATCAAACGAAAATAATAGCACGGACGAAGAAGATAGTATACAAGATTATGAAGATAGCGATAGTTTAGACGATGATAGTGATTATGAGAGTGAAGAAGGACCTGTATATGCATATATCAAGGATTTCCCCGTACAAATGATTTGTATTGAAAAATGTGAAAACACCTTTGATATGCTGTTAGAAAATGATGAAGTAAATTCTGAAAACGGTATTGCGTATTTGTTTCAAATTATTATGATGTTACTAACGTATCAAAAGTGTTTTTCATTCACACACAATGATTTACATACAAACAACATAATGTATATTCCTACCGAAGAACCTTACTTATATTATCAATATAATAATAAACAATACAAGGTTCCCACTCATGGTAAGTTATTTAAACTAATTGATTTTGGGCGCGCGATTTACCATTTTCAAGACAATATATTTTGTAGTGATAGTTTTGATTTGGACGGGAATGCGCATTCTCAATATAATTGTAAGCCTTTCTTAGACGAGTCAAAACCTATTATTGAACCAAACCCCAGTTTTGACTTGTGCCGCTTGGGATGTTCTATGTTTGATTTTGTAATGGACAATAAATTCATCCCAGAACATCGCGACCTGTGTTCTATTATTCATAACTGGGTAGCAGACGATAATAACAAGAATATGCTATACAAAAAAAATGGAGACGAACGATACCCTGAATTCAAATTATATAAGATGATTGCACGTATTGTTCACCAACATAAGCCATCAGACCAGTTGAGTAGCCCATTTTTTTTACAGTTTGAAACAGTTTTAGATACTGTTCCAGCAACAATTATGAACATTGATAATTACCCTGTATACATTTCAAAACCATCACATTAAACAATCGGCTTTTTATATTGTACTTTTTTGTTCCAGTGTTGTTGTAATCTATAATTATGTATATTGTTATTATTCAAGAATAATTTTACTGGGTCGTAGTTTGTAACCCAGAATTGCATAGGGATTAGTTCACTTACTTCTTTTTTTGTGATTGGTATTTTCTTCATTGAATACTTGAGTGGATAAAACAAAGATGAGGATGAGGGTGAGGATGAGGGTGAGGATGAGGGTGAGGATGAGGGTGAGGATGAGGGTGAGGATGAGGGTGAGGATGAGGATGAGGATTTTGGTAATACATTTTCTTTGTCTATTTCAGTATCTACATTGTGTAACAAACAATCTTCTTCTTTATGACCAGTTCGTCTACAATATGAACAAACACGTTGATATTGTAGTAGGTGTCGCATATGTTGTGGCACTGAATTCATGTGAAGACGTACGTTGCTCGTACGGCTATTCAAGGTTTGTAAGGACATCTTTTCTTTTGCTTTAAGATAATTTGATGCCCTTACATATCAAAAAAAAATATTTCAATTTTTACATTATGTACACAGAAATGGTTATTAGCAAATGCTTACATGTATTTTGTTTTGAATTCTTCCACCGTCATAATAGGGACTTTCAGTTCTTGTGCTTTCTTTACTTTATTAGACAGGTCTTCATGTGATTTCACAATAACAACCCATACGTTTTTATTTACAGATTCCACCATTTCGCCGCCTTTTTCTTCCACCTGTTGAAGAATAGCTGCATCACGAACTTTGGTCATGACTATTTTTTTTCCATAAAATATGTGGCTTGTATCAAGTTTTTTTTCTTTTTTTTCTTTTTTTTCTTTTTTTTCTTTTTTCTCAACTTTCAAAGAAGTAGATAACAAGAACGTTTTGAAATTTTCAATATTATTTACAAACGCTTTGGCATTTTCTTTTCCTATGCCATTGATTTGTTGTAGCATATCTATTTTTTTTTCATTACTCTCCTTGCTATAAAGAATATCTGGATAAGTATCCATAATAGGTTGGATTTTCTTTTTTCCTAATCCCCTGCCAAATGTGCTGGAAAGTGCCATAATATCAACCAAACTTGCATTATCTACTTTCTCATGAACATTGTTATACATTTTTTCTGACGTATTGATAAATCCTGCTTTTTTGAAATCACTTGGCTTCATTTTCAAAATATCACCAATTGTTACAAATCCAATATTATGAATTTTCTTCAAATTCCCAGTAGATAACCCTTCTACCTTTAATCCAGTAAAGAATGTTTCTACACGTTTGGCAAGAACATCCATATCATCTTCCACATTCTGAACCATAATGTCTATGTGTGTATCGTTCCACACGTATGGAATGGATGGCATCTTGGGTTCAATTGCTGGAGATATAACGCTTTTTATATAAGGTATCACATCCCCACTTCGGATAATCTCAATCATTGCCCCTACTCCGATCCGATTAGATACAATGAATTGTGCATTAAACCCCGTAGCATATTCTATGGTTACCCCACCTAACTGTATTGGTTCAATGCGAACCTTCGGTTTAATGTATCCAGATTTACTTGTAGTCCATATAACATCTACGACCTTGGCTTCTGCTATTTGTTCAGATAGAACCATTTTAAACGCAAACGAGTGCTGCGGGTTCCCTTCTTTACGAGGATAAACCAAGTCATTCGTTACAATGACCCCATCTGTTTCATATTTATAATTCGTTCTCCAATCCACCAAATAGGAAGATAACATCTCGTTGGTAATATCCTTTTGTATAACATGTTGTACCGCAATGAATTTGTCCTTTAATAATATCTTCATTTGATAACTGGGTACAACTTCTGGTTCAATGAGTTCATACGCAACAAAATCCAAATCCTGAATACGTTTATCTACTTTCTTACTGTTCATAATTCCGGAAACCATATTTCGTGCGTTTGCGAAATCTTTTGCATACTTTTCTTGGAATACATTGCGGTCAATAATAAATTCACCTCGCACGACCGTATCGAATACGTCAGGTAAGCTCTTTATATGTGGTATTAAATGGCTCACATCTTGTCCAACTTTACCATCACCCCGAGTATATAGTTTTTTTTCTCCATTTATAATCGTATATAAACCACTTACACCATCCAATTTACATGACAATACATAAGGACCTTTATATGTCCTCTTCCAGTTGTCCAATGCGTTCGTATCTGGCTTGATTCTGTCCATTGAACCCATGAAATAGGGTAACGAAACCTTGTTTTTCTCAACCGGTGCCCCTATTTGATGTAATACAGGATTGGTTGGGTATTTATCTTCAATGTATTCTCGAATAATATCATACTCATTGTCACTAATAAGGGGTTTTTTATTGCGGTATGCTTTGTTTGTTTTTTCTATTATTTCTACTAATTGTTCCTCTGTTTGTTTTTCTAAGAATTGTATTCCATCCTGACGAAACAACTTGATGTTAGCTTGAATGGTGGGTTTTTTAACTTTGGTAGTTTTCTTAAGCTCTGTTTTTATCGGGTTGTGTGGATGTTCAGGGTGTGGTAACACTTCATTACTCAATACAAACTCAATGGAATCACCACCCAATCGTTCTTCTGGATTTCTATAAACC